CGGTCGACGTCTCCCCCGACCGTGACTCTTCGGCGATCGGCTTCGCGGCCCGCACCCCAGGGGCGCGCGCCTGGGTTGAGGTCGTTGCTCATGAGCCCGGCGTCGGGTGGGTTGTTCCTCACCTGGTCAAGCTGCGCGAGTCCTTCGGCGGCATGGTCGTGGCGATCGACGGCTCGGGTCCTGCCGGCGCGTTGGAGCCCGACCTCGTGGAGGCGGGTTTCACGGTCCGCCGGCTGGGTCTGCGCGAGAAGGTCGACGCGTGTGGCGCCCTCTCCGATGACGTCCTGGCGGGCAAGGTCCTGCACGGCGGCGACACCAACCTCGACGCAGCGTTGGCTTCGGCCGCGAAGCGCAAGTCCGGTGACGCGTTCGTGTGGTCTCGCGGGATCTCGCTGGACGACATCACCCCGCTGTACGTCGTGACCCTGGCCCTCTTCGTCTGGGTCGAGCTCGCGGCCGGCGACTACGACATCGCCGACTCTTACCACTGACAGGAGGGCCTCACGTGAGCGAGCTCCTGACGACCGTGTTCGACCTGCTCGCCGTCCTGCTCCTGGTCGCCGCGGCAGCGCTGTGGGTGGCCCAGTACTCCATCCCGGGTGCGCTCGCGGTTGCCGCGGTGCTGCTGCTGTCGGCGTCGTGGCTGGTCGACCAGCGGCTGTCCCGCAAGTCCCGCAAGGCCCGCCGGTGAGCCTGTTCCGCCGTTCGGTCGGCGAGCTGCTTGCCGAGCCGGGTCGTCCGCCGCGCCGCCAGGGCGGGCCCGCGGTCACGAACGCGTCGGCGCTGCGTCAGTCGGTGGTGTGGTCGGCGCGCCGGCTGCGCGCTGACCTGATCTCGATGATGCCCGTCGACGTCTTTCGCCGCGTGCCAGGCAAGGGCATCATCAACGTGCCTGTGACCCCGCCGCCGGTGTTGGTGACCCCCTCCGACATCGCGGACGGGCACCCGATGTTCATCGGTGAGTGGCTCTACTCGGGGCAGATGAGCCTGGACGGGTCCGGTAACAGCGTCGGGGTGATCCGGGCCGTGGACGCGCTCGGGCTCCCGGCCCGCATCGAGCTGGTCGCCGACGAGCTCGTCTCGATGCGGATCCGCGGCGGGCGCGTGCTCGAGTACCGGATCAACGGTGAGAAGCACGAGGCTCGCGACATCTGGCATGAGCGGCAGTTCACGGTCGCCGGCCTGCCTGTCGGGCTGTCGCCGATCGCCTTCGCCGCACTGAACCTGGCCAGCGGGATCGCCGCGCAGGAGTTCGCCCTCGACTGGTTCGCCAACGGGGCGGTGCCCTCCGCGATCCTGGCCAACGTCGAGAAGAAGGTCGACCCTGATGAGGCCGACCGGACCAAGCGGCGTTTCAAGGCGGCGATCGCCGACGGCGACGTGTTTGTCACCGGCAAGGACTGGACCTACACCGCGGTGGCGGCCAAGGCGGCCGAGTCCCAGTTCATCGAGCAGATGCAGTACACCGACCTGGCGCTCTGCCGCTTCTTCGGCGTGCCGGCCGACCTGGTCGACGTGGTCGTGCAGGGCTCCTCCACGATCAACTACGCGAACATCACCCAGCGCAACCTGCAGATGCTGGTGATGCACCTGGGGCCCTCGGTCAAGCGCCGCGAGGACGCACTGTCCACCCTCACCGCCAAGCCGCGGTTCGTGAAGCTCAACCGCTCCGCGATCCTCGCGATGGACCCCAAGTCGCGCGCCGAGCTGCTCAACCTGCAGATCGACGGTCGGGTCCTGACCCCCGACCAGGCCCGTGAGATCGAGGACCTCCCCCCGCTGTCCGAGTTCGACTACGCCCAGTTCGACCGCCTCTTCGGCGCCCGCACCAAACCCCAGCCCAGAACCTCCGGAGGTACCTGATGGATGAGCACGAAGAGCTCCTGGCCGCCGCCGCGGCCAAACGTGGCGAGGCTGTCGTCACCCGCGCCGACCGGCCCGGGCAGCGCCGCTGCGCCTCCGAGACCGGCTCGAGGGCTTGGCTGTCCGTACCCGGCGCCGACCTGCAGCTGCTCGCCGCCACCGACGGCGCAGGCCCGCTGCACTTCAGCGGCTACGCGTCGGTCTACGAGCAGGGCTTCGAGATGTGGGACTGGTTCGGCCCCTACACCGAGATCGTCTCCGCCGGCGCCGGCGCTACCTGCCTGGCCCGCCCGGACCTGGACGTCCCCCTGGTCCTGCAGCACTCCTCGCTGCGCCGCATCGCCCGCACCACCAACGGCACCCTGACCCTGGTCGAGGACGACAACGGCCTGCTGACCGACGCCCCCGCCCTGGACCCCGCCGACCACGACGTCGCCTACATCGCCCCGAAGCTGGCCGCAGGCCTGCTGGACGAGATGTCGTTCATGTTCCGGATCACCGCCGGGCAGTGGTCTCCGGACTACACCGAGTTCCGGATCAACGAGTACGACATCCACCGCGGCGACGTCGCGATCGTCGGCTACGGCGCGAACCCGGCCACTGCCGGCGCCGGCCTGCGCTCCGCCCAGGCCCTCGAAGTCGTCCGGTCCCTCGACGAGCCCGCGGCCCGTGCCGCGCTCGCCGAGCTGCGCGCCCGCCTCGAGCCGGCGCAGCCCCCCAAGCGTGGCAGCGACGTCGTCACCGACGTCGACGAGCTGCTACTCGCTCTCATCTGAGAGCGGCTTCACCCCTTCGACCGTCGCGCAAGGGCCTGCCGCGCAACACGCCTGGCCGGGCACCGCCTGTCGCTTGCTGGGACCCACACCCATGACCGCCCCGTTCGGGGCAGATCGGAAGTAACCGCTATGACGCTCGAACAGCTCATCGCGCGGGCCCGGGAGCAGATCAATGCCCGGATCACCCTGCGCAACCAGTACGCCACCGAGCTCAGTGAGCTCCGCAGTGCCGACACCGTCGACGACGCACAGGTCGAGGTGCTGCGCTCCAAGAAGGCCGACGCCGACGCGGAGATCACCGCGCTGACCGCGCGCATGACCGCCCTCGAGGAGGAGAAGCGCGCCGACGACGCGGTCGTCGCGCTCCAGTCCCAGATCACCCCCGTCATCCCGCCCGTCCACGCTCGCGAGCACGTGGTGAAGGTCACCGGTGAGGCGCGCACCTACTCGCTGGAGAGCGACCGCAACGGCGAGAAGTTCCTGCGCGACGTGGCGTCGGACTTCCTGGGCAACCGCGGCGCCGGTGAGCGGCTCTCCCGCCACATGGAAGAGGAGCGGGCAGAGCGCGGCGAGCTCATCACCCGTGGTGTCACCGCGGGTGGCTCCCCTGGCCTGGTCGTCCCGCAGTACCTGGTCGACCTGTACGCACACAAGGGTCGCCCGGGTCGCAAGTTCGCCGACCAGTGCCGCCACCACGACCTGCCCGAGACCGGTATGACGGTCTACATCCCGCGGCAGATCGCCCTGACCGACGTGGGCCTGCAGACCACCGAGCTGACGCCGGTGACCGAGCAGGACTACGACGACGAGCTGATCCCCGTCGCGGTTCGTACCGCGGCCGGGTCTCAGACCATCTCGCGCCAGGCCGTGGAGCGCTCGCTGGGCACCCTCGACATTGTGTTCGAGGACCTGCTCAAGTCCTACGACAGCAAGCTCGACTCCCTGCTGATCAACTCGGCGGTCTGGGGCCTGCTCGCGGTGTCGAACGTGGTGACCTACACCGACGCGGCCCCCACGGTGACCGCGCTGTACCCCAAGATCCTGGGCGCCTGCGCGACCTGTGAGGATGTCCTGCAGGACATCAACGAGGACGACTGCTTCACCCTCATGCGCGGCCGGCGCTGGGCGTGGCTCAAGGCCGCGCTCACCACCCAGTGGCCGTTCATCCAGGCGCAGTCCATGCCGGACCACGTCGCCGCAACCTCCAACGGCGACGGCTACCAGGCCGGCATCCGCGGCGTCCTGCCCGACGGCGCCGCGGTGGTCACGGACAACAACCTGCCCAACAACCTCGGGGTCAGCGTGACCGAGGACGTGATCTCGGTGGTCTGCCGCCAGGAGGCCCACCTGTGGGAGGACCCGAAAGCGCCGCTGTACATCCGCGCCGAGACCGGTCCGAGCGTCAAGAGCCTCGGTATCGACCTCGTCGTCTACGGCTACTTCGCCGGTTGCTTCGACCGCATCGTCGACTCTCAGGGCACCCCGAAGGCCGTCCACCAGAAGATCACCGGCACCGGCCTCATCGCGCCGACGTTCTGATCCCCTCCAGCTCTGGTGCTCGCCTGCGATGGCGGGCACCAGAGCCCGGCACAACCCTCACCGAATCGAAAGGAATGACCATGAGTCAGACCACCCACAAGGCGGCGGCGGCCGCCCGCGCGGCCGCGCAGGGCCGCACCGAGATGCGCACCGCATTGCTCGAGGAGCGGCGCGGCTACGTCCAGCGGGGCGACAAGGACCGCGTCGCCCAGGTCGACGAGCAGGTCGACCTGCTCGGCCCGGAGCCGGAGCCCGAGCC